TGGCCACGTCAGCTCCCGGAGAACTTGCCGAGCCGCTCCTGCATCTCGGCTTCCTGCCTTGCCTGCTCCCGGCCGGCGACGCGCTCGGTGCGCATCGCGACCAGGTGGTCCAGCACATCGGGATCTGCGAGGAGCTGCTCCGCGCCCACACCGGTCTCGACCACGAGCACGGCGAGGAGACGCAGCGGCGCCGCATAGACCCCGCCTAGGGGTTTGGGGTCTCGCCGTCCTCCGCCAGCTGCGGGGTGACGTCCAGGCCGATGATCTCGACGACCTCGAGGAACTCGTCGAACGGCGTCGGGATCGCGGTGCCGGTGAGGCGGCCGGCCTTCTGCTGGCGCAGCAGCTCGGCGTGTGCGAGGAACGCGAGGTACTCGGCGTGCGGGTCGGTGACCAGCACGGACATGGAGACGGCGTACTTCCGCTCGAACGCGACCTGGGTCGCGAGGCCGAAGCGGGTGAGTTCGTGGACGGTGTCGTCGCTGAGGGTGACCTTGATCTTCATGGCCGCACCGTCCCGGACGGCTAGACATGGGACGGGGCCGCGCCCCGGTCACCGAAGGCGCGGCCCCGCGGAGGGGTCTTCCCCAGCGCGCCGCCCGAGCTGCTCTTGGCGCAGCCTCGCGACCGACCACCGGGGAAGCTCAGTAGGCAGCCACGTCGTTGCGGAGCACGAACGTGAACGGCTCACCCGACGCGGGGATCAGGACCTTCCCGGACACGGTGATCTCCACCGGGCCACCGGACGGGTCGACGTCGGGCAGGTCGGTCACCAACGCGCACTTCGACGCGTCGAACTGCAGGTCCTTGGTCGCGCCACGCACCCACTTCAGCGACACCGCACCCAGGTACGGGTCCCCGGAGAACGTGGTCCCCGACGTCGAACCGGTCAGGCGCTTCCGCCACGCGGTCAGGTCGGTCGGCACGACCACCATGGAGAACTCGACGTTCTGCATGCCGACGGTGATCTCGTCGGGAGTGATCGCGGACGCCACCATCAGCGGCGCGCCGGCGTTGCTGACCTTCACGGAGCCGGACTTCACACGCGCGGTCGCGCCGTCGAAGCTGAACAGGCCGCCAGCGCCGATCAGCGGAGGCGACCCGACGGGCTCTTCCGCGGTGGTGATCGTGTGCGCGGACGCCTGGAACTCCAGGTTCTTCGCGATCACCTTGGCGTCGACCTTCAACGCGCCGGCGGAGTCGAAGGACAGGGTGAGCTCGTCGATGATGGCGTCGGACTCGCGGTAGTACACGGCGTCGTAGCGGCCGAAGAGCGTGAGCAGCGGCAGCGACGCCGCCGACTTGAACGTGTGGGTCCACGGGTCCGCGGAGCCCGTGGTCGTCACCGCGCCGCACGCTGCGAGCAGCAGCAGCCCGACGCTCTTGGGCATCGCGACAGCCGAGAACCCGGCCTGCGGGACGATGCCGGTGCGTTCCACGTAGGACAGCACCCGCGACGTGGCGGTGGGGTTGAGGTCGGACTCGGAGACCTCCGCGCCTGCGACCGTGCCCGACAACAGCCCGATGTCGTAGGTGGCGGCGGCTGCGGGGGTGCCGGCGACGGACTGCTTGCCGAAGCCGACCTTGGTGATGCGCTTCTGGACGACGGACACGGTCAGATCTCCTCGCGGCCGCGCCGCGTCTTCGGGGTGGGGGCGGTGGCGGTGGCGAGGCCGACGGGGACGAGGTCCTGGTCGACGGCGGCCTGCTCGGCCTCGGTCTCCGGCGTGTAGGTGCCGGGCTGCAGGTCGAGCTGGACGCGGCCGAAGCCGATGACGTCGGTGTCGACGCGGACCGCGTCGGCAATCTCGTAGGTGGTCACGACGCGAAGGTCCACCCCGGCTAGACGCCGCCCCGAAGGGACCTTGTCACACGCCCGTGTCACTGTGCAGGCCATGTCGTACGAACCAGCGATCGTGTACTGGAAGCCCCCACCGACCACACCGGCGTCGCTCGCCGAGCGCGCCGCTCACCCCGGCACCTACACCCAGGCGGCGTGCGCCGTGGGCGGCGGCTGCGTCCACGTCCAGGAGTCCGGCCGCGTCGTCAGCCGCCCGCTCGAGCAGGTCACCCACATCGCGTGGGACGGCGCGGTCGGGGTCCTGTCACCCCCTCGTGAGACGGTTGACCTCGAGGGCCGGTAGCCCGTCTCTCACCCAGGCACGGCCCGGGCCCGGGCGGTGCCCCCCGACAGAAGGGACTTCGCGATGGCGAAGTGCGCCCCGTACCACTCGAGCAACCCCAGCGACCCCGACGTGTACCACGACCACACCGACTGCCCGACGGGCCAGCAGATCCCGGCCCGCAACCGTCTGCCCGGCACGGGCGGGAACCGGCGCTGCAAGCAGTGCATCGAGAAGGGCTAGCTCGCGCGGAACACGAGCTCCCAGTACGGCCCTGACGGCTCCCCGGCGTCCATGTCCCACGAGCGGTGGATGTGGACGACGGGGAGCCCGAGCTCCATGCAGACCGCCAGCGCCCGCCAGCCTTCGCCAGGCGACCCGTAGAACCTCACGGTGGGGTCGGCGTAGGAGTGGCCCTCGCCGCCCTGGCACGACTCGTAGGTGTGGACCCCCGCCGCCTGCAGGGCCTTGACGGTGTCGGCGATCCCCGGATCCAGCGGCGTCGTGGGCCCGCGTGTGACTCGGCTCACCACGTCCCGAGCGGTGACTTCAGCCGCAGCCGGCCCAGCACCGCGTCCACCTCGGGCAACCCGGTCGGCTTGTCCGGGTCCGGCTTGCTGAACACGATCAGCGTGGACTCCGTCGTCATCGACGCCGCCCGCTCCGGCACGTTGGAGGTCTGGGCTAGGTAGCGGGCCAGCACCACGCCGGCGCGGCGCAGGTCCTCCGGCGGATCCGCGAGCCCGTGGGACGCGAAGACCCGGTACACCCCCGCCGCCCACGGCCCGCCCTCCCACACACCCCAGCCCGACCCGTCAGCGAACGTCGCGTCCAGCATCGTCTGGGTCACCGCGACCTGGTCCACGCTCGCGCTGCGCAGCACCCCCGGGCAGAGCACCCCGGGCACCCGCAAGCTCTGGCCGCCCTGGAACCGGAACGTCTCCCGGATCCCCTCACGGGTCGCGGGGTACCCCAGCGCCGACCCGAACCAGTCCTCGGCCGCGTCGGCCGCCTGGGACAGCAATGCCGGCGTGGACGGCGTCGCGCCCTGAAGGTCGGGGGCCTTGGCCTGCAGCGCCGCGCGCAACGCCGGCACGGTCACGAGGCGCTGCTCGACGACGTTGACCGGCACCGTGATCGTCCCCGTGGACCCGACGACCACGACGCGGAGGTGGTCGAGCACCGTCTGCGCCGGCAGCGTCACCTCGTACACCCCGTCGCCGGCGTCGCTGACCGCGGTGACCGTCAGCGACGCATGCAGCGTGGCGCCGGCCCCGTCAGCCGCGGACGCGGTCGGCGTCCCGACCTGCACGACGGGGGTCTCCCCGTCGGTGTCGAGGAACGTGACCCGGATCTTCGCCGCCCGGCCGGCCTCGACCCGCACCGGTCAGTCCTTCGCGTGGTGGCGGGCGATCGCCGCGTTCGCCCAGAAGAGCGCTTCCTCGAGCTTGGTCAGCACGAGCGCCCTCTCACGCGGCTCGTCCGGCATGAGCGACAGCAGGCCGCCGGCAGTGATGCGCACGATCTCGCGGGCATGGGCGTGCTGGTCGCCCACTGCCGCGTTCGGCGGCGGGTGGTACCCGAACCGCCGCTCCAGGTCATCCACTCAGAGCCTCGGCCACGACGGAGAACGTCGCGCCCGGCGTGGTGTGACCGCCAGCGAGGTTGGCTGTCTCCTCGACCACCGCAGCCGCGCCGGTGGATGCCCCGGTGTGAGCGACCGTGACCAACGCCGCGGCCGGCGCCGAGGCCTCGATGGCCGTCTTGACCTGCGCGGCGGTAGACGTGATCGCGCCGGCCACACCGGTGGCCAGGTTCACCGTGATGACGCTGCCGACCACGACGACTGCGAGCGCCTGGTCGTTGCCAGACGGGTCGTTGAGCACGACGTCGATGTCATTGCCTGCCGCTCCGGCCGTGACCGCCGTCCACGTCAGCGCGTTGTTGTTGCCTTCGACGCCGGTCGTGTCGGTGGCCGCCGCGGCAGCGGTGCCGCCCACGTCCCACTTCGCCCGCACGAACCGGTCCGCGCCCCCGACCGACTTCCGCTCCGAACCCGCGCCCGTCTTCTGCGCGAACGTCAGCAGCGTCCGCCAGTCCGTCGACCCGTCGTAGGAGGTCTCCAGGATCACGTCCAGCGTCGGCGAGTCGCCAGCCACGGCGCTGACGGTGAGCAGCGCGGACAGCGTGCGCCGCGCCGCGAGCGCGACCGCCGACCCCTGGCTGTCGGTCGTGCGCGCCGCCGACGCCGCCAGCGTCACGTCCTTGCTGTCGACCCAGTACCCGTCTGCGGTCTGGTAGCCGTTGCTCACGTCAGGCCTCCGTCTTGCTGGCGATCGCCTCGAGGGAGGCGATCAGCGTCGTCCGGCGGCGGTTGGCCCTCTCGACCTTGAGCGCCGCCGCAGCGCGATGTGGGTCGTCGCCCACCGCCGCGAGGACCTCGGCCACGGTGGCGGTCGACAGGTCCGGCGTCACGGCCGTCGTGACGTCGCCGGCGGAACCCGCGGTGACGCCGGTCGCCGGCACCGCCTCCGCCTGGTCCTCGTCGAGGAGACCCCAGCGGACCGCCTGCTCCAACGTCACCGGGTCACCGGGAGCCGCCACCAACGTGGCGTCCACGATGACCCGGCCCGTCGCGACGAACGCGGCCTCACCGGCGCCGCCCGCCGGCTCGATCAGGGAGCTCATCGCCGGGCCTACAGGCCGGTGACGACGCAGAAGGCCTTGGGCTGCGGCACCACGTGCGCGGCGCGCAGCTCGCCGACCATGAGCACGAGGCCCTTGGACGCGAAGTCGGCGTGCTGGTCGTAGGCGTTCACCGTGATGCCCTGACGCAGGTACCACTCGCTGTAGGTCCAGCGGCCCACGAGCGACGTGTCGACGGTGAACACCGTCGAGATCACGACGGGCAGGCCCCACAGGACCGGCTGGACCGCTTCACGGACGTTGTTGGGGAGGATGTAGACCCCGTTGCCGTCCTTCTCGAAGATGACCTCTTCCCACGTGCTCGGATGGATACCGATGCCGGTGGGCTCGTCCTCGAGGTTCACCCGGATGTTGGTCACGCAGCGGTGGATCGCCTCGATGCGGCGCTCGCCCCCGCCCAACGTCAACGCGCCGATCCCGGACGTGTTCACGATGCCGCGCAGCTCCGACCCGGACCCCGACCCCTTGACCACGCGCGCCTCCGCGACACGGATCAGGTTGTCCGACAGCTTCGTGCGCAGGATGCCCGCGAGCTGCGACGCGTCCGCCAGGTTGCCCTTGGTCGCGACGGTCTCGGCGGGGATCCTCGCGACCGGGGTGGTCTGCCGGTCGAACGCGTAGGTCGACCGCGGCGCGGCCGTCCCGTACGCGGTCTCCGTCGCGGCGTCACGCACCGCCGCCGTGCCGGTGATGTCGTTGCCCGACGGCGTGATCTCCTTGGCCCACTCCACCAGGTCGGAGTCGGTGGTGAGGTTGGAGATCAGGTCGAAGATCCGGACCCGACGCAGCGGCATCATCACCGGCATCGCGAGACGCTGGTCCTCGGGCACGAGGTTGCCGTGCGGCGCCTCCCCGGCCACCGCCAGCCACGCCTCGGTCTCGTCGCGCGTCGCCACCTCGATCACCCCGAGGTTGCCGATCGCGGCCTCCGACGCGAGCGAAGACTTCACCCGCTGGTAGGCCTCGTTGGCCATGAACCGCTCGGCCATCGCACGCGAGGTCGAGACCCGCAGCCGCCCGTCCGCCCCGGTCGTGATGACCTTCTGCTCGTCGCCGCCGGCCGCGACGCCGGGCAGCCAACCCAGCATCTTCTGCAGCCGGTCGCCCAGCTCGGCCGCGTCGTTCTTCCTGGTGTCCGCCGCCATGTAGGCGGCGTCGATCGTGCCGAAGTTCTCAGACGACGCGATGTCACCGCCGCTCGCCTTGATCGACGCGGCGAGGGTGTTGGCCTGCTCGAAGAGCTCGGCTGCCTCACGCTCGGCCGAGGCCTTCGCTTCGCGGACCTTGCGGACGTCGGCTTCGGTGATGGCGGGGGCAGACACGATCGCGCGCTCCTGGAAGAATCTGGCAGGGACGCTCCGCATGGTGCCACGCGGCTAGACCGCTTGTCTGGAAGGTTCTCCCAGATCAGGGGGCGAGGAGCGCCCGCGTCGCGGCGCGCTGCAGCAGCTTCGCGACCCGCTCCTCACGAGCGTGCAGCTCAGCCAGCCGGTCGGCCTCCGCGTCGTCGACGGCCGCGAACTGCGCCGCGAGCGCCTCGGGGTCGATGCCCATCTCACGCAACGCCCCGGCCAGGTCGCCCAGGTCGACCCTGGACGCGACCTCGAGGGTGTGGGTCTGAGGGTTCGCGCCGCGCAGCACGGAGGACGCCTCGAGCAGCTCGCCCTCGACGACCTCGGCCAGGTCCTCGTCGTCGTCTGAGAACTTGGCGGTCAGGACCTTGTAGCCGATCGACCACTCCCGGATCGCGCCGGCCTTCATGGCCCGCCACAGACGCGCGACCGACGGGTCCTCCATGTAGAGCTGGCCCTTGATCGTCAGTCCGTCGGGGCCCTCGGTGGCGGTGGCGTCGCCGACGGGGAGGCCGCCGGCCTGCCAGTCGTGCTGCCAGAACAGCGGGATCGACTCCTGCGCCTTGATCGACGCGGCGAACGCGCCGGCGCGGATGATGTGGCGGGCGAAGAAGCCGATGCGGTACTCGACGTCGTAGGCCGACACGAGCGCCTCGACGACGCCCTCGCCCGACTCGGGCAGCGCCGCCACGGTGGCGGGGATGTGGAGGACTGCGCCGGCGGTGACCGGCAGGGCGGTGGTCGTCATGGGCGCGACCGTCGCGCCGGGCTAGACGTCCTCGTCGTCGGCCGGCTTGGGCTTGCGCGGGGCGGCGGGCGGCGCGGGCGCAGGCGCGGGGGTCGGCGTGGTGCCCAGCGCGTACACGCCGGCGGGGACCATCGGCACGTCCGACAGGCCCGGCATGTTCAGCGCCGGCATGTTCCTGATCCGACGCTTCTCATCGAGCGTCAGCTCCCACGCCTTGTTCAGCGCCTCGGCCTCGTCCAGCGGGGTCGGCCTGAGGACTTCGGCGAAGTCGTGCTCCACGAACAGGCCGGCCCACAGGGACCCTGCCAGCGGGAGGAGCTGCGCCTCGAGCTCGGCCTCGAACTCGCCGGCCTTGGGCCCCAGCGCGTCGCGGTGGTACTGCTCGCGCATCTCCTGCACGTTGGACTTCACGCCCTGGGAGAGGTCACCGATGATCGGCGGGGCGACGTCGTAGACGGCGCACGCGGCCTCCCGGGTGATGCGCATGACCTCGATGACCTGGGCCTGCGCCGGGGCGGAGGAGATCGGCGTGAAGTCGCCGGTCGAGGTGAGGATTCGACCCGAGTTCTCGGGCGACGCGTACATCTCCTGGACCTGGTCGCGCACGAGCTTGATCGCCTCGGGGCTCGCGCCCTTCAGGTTCAGCACACCGGACGGGCGGGCCTGGTTGGCGAAGAACGACAGGAGCTGCCGCTCCACCGCGTCGAAGATCCCCAGCTCCCGCGCGAGCGGCTCCAGCGGGGAGATCCCCAGCGGCCCGTCAGGGTTCGACCCGGACCCGAAGTGGATGACCTCCTCGGGGGTCAGAGACAGAAGCTGGCCGTCCTGCATGACCCGCCACATGAGGACTTCGGACTCGTCGCGGTTCAGCAGCGGGTAGACGTCACGCCACCGGTAGTGGCGCAGTCCGTTGATCGCGAGCGTCCCGGGGTCGCGGCTGACGCGCCACAGGGCGTTGCCGTGGACGAGCTGGTCGGCGACGGTCTTGCGGCGCAGGGTCGAACCGGCGATGCCGACGCCGGGGGTGCGCAGCAGCCGGTCGAGGCCGTTGGCGCCGGGGGGCCCGCCGGGGGTGTCGCTGCGGGCGCGCTCGCGGGAGCCGTCAGGGTTGAGCCGGTACACCTTCAACGGGAGGCGGGCCATGCCGGTGGAGAGCTTCTGGACGCACGCCCACACCCACGGGTTCTGCCGCAGGATCGCCAGGAAGGTCGCGTACTGGAGGACACCGCCGGGCCTGGCAGCGAGCTGCACCGTCCGCGGGGTGATCGAGGACGACGAGCTCGTGTCCCACCAGTTGGCGGTGGCCTTGTGGCTCGGGCTGTAGGTGCCGTCGGCGGTGAGGAGCTTCACCGCGCGGACGGTCAGCGCGGGCTAGACCTCGCCAAGGGGAGACATATGTATGACCTAGGTCTCGTCGAGGACCTGGACGAGGCGGACCTGCAGCCGGTCGATCCACACCTCGCCCTGCAACGGCGTCGCCACCGTCTTCCCGTCGGGGCCCTCGTCGATGTGGCGGGCGGCGCGCAGCACCAGGCCGTCGCCGGCGACGACCACCAGGAGCCCCTCGAAGGTGTGCTCGTCGATGGTGTGCACGAGCACCCTGCGAGCGACCCGCCGCTTCAGCCAGGACTTCACCCGGCCAGCGTGCCATTCGACGATTCGCGAATTGCGAATTGCTGCAAAACCGAGATTCTCGGTTTTCGGTGGTCTAGACCCAGGCGGCGAAGTGGTCCTCCGCCACCTCCTCTGGCCGCAACGCCAACGCCAACCCCATCGCCAGCGCCACGATCGCGTCGTTCTTCCCGCCGCTGCGACCCTTCGAGATCCGCACCCCACGGTCCGTCTCACGCGTCGCCGTGTCCGCCATCTGCTCATCCCACCAGGCGTCATCCCCACGCCGCAACGACCTGGCGAGCACGACCTCCTGGAGGACCTCCGACGCGATCAGCATCTTCTCGTCCGACTGCGCATACGGCGTCCACGCCAGCCCCCGCTCGGCGAGCTGGTTCGCGAGCAGCGTCATATACGCCGGGTCCCCCCCGTAGGTCAGCACCCGGTAGCGGACCGCGCAGGCGAGCAGGTAGTCCAACACCGCCGTGTGCGGAATCAAGTTCGTGAGCGGGTCCTTGGGGAACACCCGCAGCAGCGCGTGCGGGACGCCGGCCGGGTCGACGTGCACGACCACCACCGCGAACGTGTCACGCGCCGTCGCCGCGTCCACGGCCACCACCACCGGGGCGCCCGCCGGGATCAGCGGCTCGGCCGCCGTCGCGTTCCAGTCGTCGGCCGGCAGCCACTGCTCGATGACGCTGGTCCACTGATTCAGGTGCAGCCGGCGGAACGCCCCCTCCGTCGTGCGCCGCAGCTGCCCCAACAGGTAGCGGTCGTCGGGCACGTCGGGGTAGCCCGGGTTCGCCTGCGCCCACGCGCTGCGGTCGTCGAGGTCGCAGCCCGCCGTCGCCTCGTACCAGCGGAACCAGAACTCCGGGTCGTCGCCGGCGAGCCCCGCCCGGTAGCGGTCCCAGCAGATCCCCCGCTTGCCCACCCCGGCCGTCGTGATCGACAGCAGCAGCGGGTCTTCCCACGCGCCCTGCGCCGTCGACAGCGCCTCGTACAGATCCGGGTTCGGCTGGACGTGGAGCTCGTCGATGATGACGATGTTGGGGTTGAGGCCCTGCTCCATCTCGGCGTCGGCCGACACGACCTTGTAGCGGGCGTCGAGCTCGGGGTTGTAGATCCCGTCGCGCTGCACCACGAGGAACTCCGACAGCGGCCGCCCGCCGATGGTCGACCGCTTCACCATGCGCTTCGCCTCGTCGAGCATGAGGCGCGCCTGGTCCTTCTTCCCGGCCGCCCCGATGATGTCCCCGCCGGGCTGCCCCTCGAGCACGAGCAGGCCGAGCGCGAGCCCCGCCGTCCACGTCGTCTTCCCCGACTTACGCGCGACCCCGAGGAGTCCCTCGCGGTGGACACGCCGTCCGTTCGGGCCGATCCGGAACAGGTCGGCGACCGCTTCGGTCTCCCAGGGGCGCGGGTTGAACGCGGCTCCGGCCCAGCGGCCCTTCGAGTGCCGCATCTGCCGGACCCACCAGTCCAGCGCGCGGGGATCTGCAGGCACCCCCGAGACCGTCCGCCGGGGCTAGACCTCAACGGCCTCCATCGCCTTGATCCCAGCCGCCACGATCTCGGCCAGCGACTTCCCGCCGTCGCGGCCGCTGGTCATCCCCAGCCGCATGCGGTCGGTCGGGGTCAGCCCGAAGCAGGACGCCAGCGACGTCGCCCGCGTCAGCGCCTCGACGTAGCCCGACCGCAGCCGCTTCACCCGCGGCGACGCCAGCACCAACGCCTCGAGCACGTCGGCCCCGCACACCGCCGGCAGCCGCTCGCGGTCGTCGTCCTCGTCGTCCTCGTCGAAGCCCAGCGCCACGTACGGGTGGGCCACGAGCACCTCGAGCGCACGCCCGTAGCGGCGCGCCAGCCCGAGCGCCTCGACCAGCTCCACGAGCAGCGGCAGATCCGCGGGCACCAGGACCCCGCGCTCGCACAACCACGGCACGACCTGCTCCCACACCGGCCGCGCGCTCGCGGTCAGCGTCGCCGGCGCCACCAGCTCGAGCACCTCGCCCGGCGGACTCACCTCACGCTCGGCCAGCGCCGACGGCTTCGCACCTCGAGGAGCACCCACGCCCCCGACCGTCGCCGCGGGCTAGGCGGTATGCCCGCCGGCATGTTTCTGCGGGCCGATTCCGCCCCGTGTCGCTATGCGCATAACGCCAGCGACACATTGTCGATGGCGAAAGCGGCATCCCACCCGAAAAACGGCGCAATAGCCCTCGGTGTGCGCAAAGGAGGCGCCTTGCCAGCGTGCGTGTGCGGCCTAAGTTTCGACCCGCCCCCCCCGTCGGCCGACGTTGGGCAACGGTTGGCAGGGGCGGGCGGCGCGCATGCCGCGCTGGGGGGTGCGGCGCGCGCGGGCGGCGCGGTCGGCGGCGGTCTTGCGGGCGTGGCAGTCGCGGCAGAGGGTGCGGAGGTTGCGGTGCTCGTTGGTGCCGCCGTCGTGGAGGGCGCGGATGTGGTCGACGTGGAGGTCTGCGGTGCCGCGGGTGAGCTCGTGGGCGTGTCGGTGGCAGTGGCTGCAGCGGTGGCCGTCGCGTGCGATGACTTCGAGACGGATCTCGTCGCGCCACTCGCGTGAGTCGTAGACCGCGCGACTCATCGTCCGTCGTCCTTGGTCTGGGCGCGGATCCATGCGACGACGGTCGCGAGGCCTGTCACGGGCGTGGCCTGCCCCGCAAGGCTCGGGCTAGCGCCAGGTCGAGGAGGTCCTCGTGCAGGCGTGACGCGTACAGCAGGGTGACGGCGGCCGCGACCGCGAGCGACCGCTTCACGACGTGGCCTGCCGTGCGCTCCTGGCACGAGCGGTGCCGCCTTGGCACGCAGGCTCGGCGTGCGGGTCGGCCGGCTTGGTGTGGGCCTTGCGGTCGTTGCGCCACTCGGTGCCGTGCTTGGCCCACCAACGGCGCTTGCGTTCGAGCTCGAGCTCCCGCTTCTGGTCGGTGCAGTCAGCGCAGAGCCCGTCGGTCGTGGCCTGGGGTCGGTGGCCGCACTGCGGGCAGAGCGGACGGGGCCGGCGCAGCTCGCGTCGTCCGAGGTGGACGAGGGCGGCGTAGACGTCGGGGTCGAGGTCGGTGGCCTGCACGGCATGAACGGTGGACCTCTGCTGGACGCGCCCGCGACCCCTTCCGGGCTAGGCGACCGTACTAGGCGCCCAGGTCCTCGATGCGTAGATGGGCTTCGTACCGCCACAGGGCGCCTTGGCCGACCGCACGCCACGTCGTCTTCGTCACCGTGCCCTCGAGCTGGTTGTCGGTGCCGGGGACGGCTGCGAGGTAGGTCATGAGCCGCGCGGTGATCCGCTCGCACACGGCGAGCTGCGCGCGCGCCTGCTCTTCCACGCCGACGCCGCCGGTCTCCAGCGCGAACGTGGCGTCGACGGCCCAGCCGACGCGCACGTGGTGGGTGCGGGTGTAGGCATCGGTGGTCATCGGGTCGTGGTCGGCCTCCCAGGCGTACACGGCGAACATCGGGGTGAGGTCGGGGGTGACGAGGACGGGCTCGGCGTAGAGGCGGCGGTGGTGGGCTGGCAGGTCGCAGTTGCCCTCGACGTCGGCCGCGATGGCGTCGATGAGGTCGGTGAGCGCGATCGTCGTCATGAGGCTTCCTGTTCGGCGAGGGAGCGGGCGGTGCGGATGAGACGCAGCCGTTCGCGTGGGAGGGTGCCGCCCCAGATGCCTTCGCGGTCGCCGTGCTCGAGGGCGTCGAGGAGGCACTCGCGCTTCACGGGGCAGCCCTCTTCGCCGGCGTTGCAGTAGCGCTCGCGGACGGCGTCGAACTGGGACGGGTCGTCGTGGAAGGCGTCGGGGTTGGGCGCGCGCACGCAGGCAGCGAAGCGATGCCAGCCCGGGCGGCCCGCCTCGGGGAACTGCACCTCCCCGTCCACAGGCTCCATGGTCGCGTGCCTCACGGTGTGTGCCGCGCTGCTTGCACGTCGTGGTCGATCGAGCGGAGGACGGCACGGATCGTGGAGGGGTGCCACTTCGCCCCTCCGCGCGCGGTCGGGACGCCCTCGTCGTTGAGCGCGCCGGCGATCGCGGTCAGCGTCAGCCCCGCGGCCTTCTCGCGCTGGATCCGGCCGCGCACCTCGTTCTGGAGGAGCACGGGGGCGCCGAGCCTGGCGCCGCCGGCCTTCTTCGCCTGCAGCGCCGCGGCGGTGCGCTCCCCGATCGCGCGGCGCTCCCACTGCGCGACCGCAGCCATCACGGAGGCGACGAGCTCGCCGACGGCGGTGGTCATGTCGATGCCGAGGTCGAGCGCCACGACGGCCCAGCCCTGCTTCTTCGCGAGCTCCAGGACGCCGGCGAAGTCGACGAGGGAGCGGGAGAGGCGGTCGAGCTTGGCGACGACGAGGACCTGGGCGTCGCCGGCGGCGAGCTGCTGCAGCGCGGTGGTGATCGCGGGGCGGCGCAGGTCCTTCGCGCTGTAGCCGTCGTCGACGAGGACCTCGAGGTCCCAGCCGCGACGGTCGGCTTCGAGCTGGACGGCTGCGCGTTGGGCTTCGAGGCCGAGGCCGCTGCGGGCCTGCTCTTCGGTGGAGACGCGGAGGTAACCCAGGGCAGTCGTCGCGACGCGGAGGTAGCCCAGAGCGGTGGTGGTCACGCCGGGGACGGTGGTCCCCGCCTAGACCACGGTCTGTCACCCGGGGTGTGGCATCGGGTGTGGGACTAGGGCGCATTTTATGCGCATGCCTCCCTGACCTGCCCCTTTACATGAGTTGCAGGAACACGAAGTCCCTCACGCTGATAGCGCTACACAGAACGTTCGATTCGTGTAGATCAGCGCCTTCCGGCGAGCACCGCGCGCTCGAGCTCCGTGAGGTCCCAGACCGCGACGACCGCGTAGAGGTCACCACCGATGCGCTTGAGCAGCGCAGGGTCGCCCGGCGGCCGAGGCACCTTCTCCCAGCGTTCGACCTCCCACAGGACGTGGTAGCCGGACAGCGCGCCAGCAGGGCGGAGCGCGGGCGGGACGATCGGGACGATCGCCCGCATCTCCCACGACCAGGGCAGCGTCGTTCCCTCGGGTGGGGTGAAGTCGAACTGCATGACGCCGGAGGGCTCTGAGCGGCCCCCGCGTGGCCACGGCTCGGGCGAGAACTGCATGTCCCTCCTACTGACACGCAGGTGGCACCAGCGGGCGTCCGCGCGGGTGACGGCGAGCGACGGAAGCCCCTGCGCGGTGAAGGCGCCCGCGCGCATCGCCCCGGCCATGGCGTCGCGCAGGCTGATGACCGGCGTGCCCTTCGCCAGCTGCCGGTAGCCGGCGCGGCGGTAGTCGAGGAAGGCGTCGTGCGCCTTGACGCGGTCCATGGTGATCGTGGGCAGGTTCATGAGCGCTTCCTCCTCGGTCGTCTCGGCACCATCGTCCCCGGCCCCTGATCCTCGTCGTCGCCCACCTCAGCCGGCCCCAGCCGACCGTCCGGCAGCGCGTAGGGATGCCGGCACCCCGTGCACACCGCCTCGTACCAGTTCACCCCGTACGCCCCCGTCGTCGGCTCCCCGAGGGGCAACACGGCTGCGCCGCAGCGCCGGCACTCGAACACCGGACGGCGCTCATGCACCGCCTGCGACCACGTGGACGGCCCGATGACCAGCTGCCCGTCGGCCAGCGCCGTCACGCCAGCACCCCGCCGCGGCGCAGCTGGGCGCGTAGCCGCTTGAGCTTGTTCCCACGCGTCCGACCCGACGCCGACGACGTGCCGACGTGGTTGCCGGCGCCGTCGTAGATCGCGATGTGCCCCGACCCGGTCAGCCGCAGCGTGGCGCCGCGCTCGGCGACCTCGCGGAGCAGCTTGCGGATCCCGTCGTCCTTCACGGCCCGCAACACCTCGTCGTGCCGGCTCACCGCGGCCGCTCCGCGAGGCACTTCCGGGCGTACGCGATCGGGTCGGCGACCTTCGGACGCGCGATCGCCGCGTCCAGCGCCGCGAACACGTCCGGCGCCGGCTGCCGCTCGCACATCGCACGCAGCTCGGCCACCTCAGTCGCCGACACGTCACGCTCCGCACCCTCGGCCAGGTGCTCGGCGAGCACGACGCCGGCGAACCCCGCGAAGTCGACCGCCCACGCCGGCGGATCCGCTCCGGTCACCGACCACGCGGATCCGGCACGCAGCGCAGCGAGCGTCCAGGCCCGGTGAGTCCAGCCGTCCGGGGGCTCTTCGACGTCGGCGAGGGCCACCTCGCGCAGCGACGAGCCGTTGCTGGCCTGAGCCAGCGTCACGGCCGCGGGGGTTGCCCTTGGGGGTTCGCCGTCAGGCATCCCGTCGTCGTCCTCCTCGTCGTCGCGGGCCGGCTCAGCGTGGGACGATGAGGACGAGGGATCCCCCTTGGGGGACCCCAAGGGCGGGGACGGGACGGGACGGGCCGGGACGGGCCGGGACGGGGCACCCGCAACACCCCCCGCAACACCCCCAGGGCGTTGCGGCGCAACATCACGCGAACGGAGCTTGTCGCGGGTCTTGCCCATGCGCTGCCGGGACCTCTCCCGGTCGGCCGCGCGACGCTTCGCGGACGGCTGGTAGATGAGGAAGTCGTGGATGACCCAGCCGCCCTCCTCGGGCTGCTCGCAGTCCGGGCATTCGTGGCCGAACACATGCCAGGTGCCGCGCTTGACGAGGTCCACCGCCACGCCTGCGCGCTTGCGTGTGTGCACGTGGGCGGCGACGCGATCGAGCGCGTGCGGGGGCAGGTGGCCGTCGGTCTCGTTCTTGTTGGCCCACGCGAGCGCGCGGGTCCAGGTCCAGCCGACGTCCCCGCTGCAGCCGAGCAGCTTGGGGTGGTCGTCGAAGCTGTCGTCGAGCTTCACCCACGCCATGGCCGTCAGCCCTCCTCGTCGAATCCGACGTCCGCGTCGACGACGGCACGGCCGTCGTGGAGCTCGTGGAGCTCCCATTCGTGGACGGGTTGGACCTGGTGCCAGCGCGCGGCCGAGCGGGCGACGTCCTCGCTGACGGGGGTGAGGCAGTACACGGAGGAGGGCGGGTAGAACTGCGTCGCGGCCGTGTCGCCGTCGGGGGCGGGGACGTCGATGCGGAAGAAGCCGGCGCCGGCGATGGTCTGCTCGGTGACGTGGCCGGCGAGGCGGCGGTGTCCGAGGAGTTCGAGGATCGCCCAGCCGCTGTAGGGGGCGGTTTCGGTCATCGGGTGCGCTCCTTGTGGCGGCGCTCTCGGCGCGCGAGGTGTTCGACGAGGGCGGCGATCGCGCCGGCCATGAGTGCGACGACGATCCACGAGGCGAGCGGGCTCATTCCGGGAACTCCCGGATCCGGAGGTCTTCGGGGAGGTCGTCGAGGTGTTCGCCCTTGCCGCGGATGCCGCGCTCGCGGGCGAGGACGGAGCCGAGCTGCTTCACCCAGACGGCCGTGCCGGCTGCGAGGGCCTGGCCGACGAGATACCGGGCCCATCCGAGGTCCATCGGTCGTGCGCCGGGGCCGGACTCGCCGCCGATGATCAGCCAGTCGATGGGGCCCTCGTGCGGGGACTCGTCTTCGACGTGGGTAAGGGGCGCGATCGCCGCGGAGTACAGGTCGATGGGGCCGAGCAGCGGCTCAGCGCTCAGGAACCGGACGGCCGCGGGGGTGTTGAGCAGCGCGCCGATGCGTGCGTCGGCGCGTTCTTGGTCTTCGACGGACACTCCGAGCCACACGTTGGGCAGCGGCCACCGCAGCGCCAGGTTCAGCCGCCCGGCGCGCACGCCGCCCTGCACGTCGCCTTGGAGGGCGCGTACGTGGCGGGCCCGGTACCAGGCGTGCCGGAACTCTTCGGAGGTCAGCAACGCGCGCATCCGCGCTGGGCGCTTGGTCAGGACCTGGAAGGTGTGCTGCTCGGCGAGTCCCATGACCGCGAACGCGCGTGCGAGGAAGTCATCAGAGACCTTGGGATGGAACAGGTCCGACATCGAGTTGACGAACACGCGGCGTGGCGCCCGCCAGTGGAGCGGGATGTCCAGCCGGTCGGGGTAGACCATGAGCCCGAACCCGGGCCCGGAGGTTCGAGGGTCACCGTCGGTCTGGTAGTCCCCCGATCCGCGGCCTGCGGCCATGGCCTTCAGGCGCGGGGCCTGGCCGAGGGCGTAGCAGTGGTCGCAGCCTGGGGAGACCTTGTCGCAGCCCGTGGTGGGGTTCCACGTCTCGTTGGTCCAGGAGATCGTGGTCGGCATCTACGCGGCCTTCTTCGCGCGCGGCCAGCAGTGCCCGGTCGGCGCGCGCTCGCCGCGTTCGCAGCGGGCACAGGTGTGGTGGAGGGTTACGTCGAGGTCGTGGGCGAGGTCGCGTGTGGCGCGGGTGATCTCGTCGAGGCCTCGGAGGACGGCTTGGAAGGTGGGCTTCGGCGGTGGCGGTGGTGGCTCCGGGAGGATGAGCGGGGCAGGCACCGGCGGCGTCATGCCGGCACCTCGAGGGCGACCCTGCTGCACCGGGCGTGACGTAGGCCGGCGTCGGTGAAGACCTCGTCGCCCACCGTGATGACCTCACCGCAGTCGAGGCAGGCCAGCCCGGCTAGGTCGTCGCCCGCGACGAGCTCGAGCCGTACCGCGTTGAGGGCGGCGAGCTGCTGGGCGTTG